TCGGAATAATATTCCGGAAATTGACGAGGGCCGAAAGAGAAATGAGATCGTCTTCACTACGCAATGCGGAGTGATGATGGGTGATCCAATTACCAAGGTACTTCTCACGATGGCCTCAATGGCCTCGTGGGTATGTACTCAGGCTGGATTCACACATCTTAAAGACGTTGATTATAACTCTTACATGCACAGAGAATACCTGTCGAGAAATCGGTCATACCGAAAGACTCCAGGTTCCTCATTTGCTTGTGCTGGTGATGATCATACGGCTGTGGGAAGCCTGAGGGACGTCATACGTCCTCCAGACTTCTTACAGTCGATGAATTTAGAGATCTCTTGGCCTAAGTACACTGTTTCAAGGAAATATGTGTCTTATTGCCAGGCTTTTGGGATGGCTCCCCGACACAATGTCGGGATACACCTTGATACAATCAAGGTTCGCCTTCTCAACGAATTCCGTAAACAAGGTGGTCACGACTCTTTTGAAGAGCCGGATCCCTTGGTCGGAAAAGCCAGAGATCTAGAAAGATCCGTACGGCATATCAGCAGTGACGCCTATAAAGAATTTATAGAGGGAGTAATACCCCCTGCGCTGCGCGCTGGAATGCCCAGATGGTTCGAAACGAAAATCTACAAAACGGACCAGGCATATATGCCTAGTTCGTTTGGAGGTTTAGGAATTCCGTCCAGGGTGCAATGGTCAAGAAGCGAAAAGTGCAGTGGTATATACTACGCACATTGCCTCAACCATTACCCCGGGCTCTTGCCTCCTCCGCACCGTGATAAATCATGGCACAGAGGGCAGGAATTCCAAGAACAATTGGTAAACCTAAGTAAAGCTTTGGGAGGTAATACCTTCCAAGAAGCCTGGTCTAAGACTAAGTCTAGACTAGACAGTGGTATGACTACTGCCTCAGGCTCTAAGCGAATACAAAGGGAAATATACAAAGAATTTGTCAGGATAGATGAACCTTGCACCCTAATGGGTACAAAAGAAGCAACTCCTTCTGCCGTTTATAACGACAGATCTGACTTCAAAACGGTAAGACCGAATAGAAGATCAAGACAAGTTCTGATACACAAGGCCCAGCTTTATCGTGTTAATAGCGATCTGGTGGATAGTATCCCCAGATGGCAAATTGACATGACTGATCTCAATGAGAAAAGGCCAGGCACTTGGATTGAGCGTAAGGTGCTCCAAGAGGACTTGAAAATAAGATTTTCAGTTCCACGCTTGGGGTTTACCACACGCCTGTTTGACGGGAGGGTCGGAAACTTCGTATCTGATACAGAAGTCCCGTATTACGGGATTGAAGATCATGAAGAAGTCGAACTCATGGAGTTCGACATCGACTTTCTCTCCAACTAAGCTGTTAGCAGATGAGTTTGGATGAATAGTAGAAACTACTGTTCAGAGCACTTATCTCATTGCCATACTTATTTCTGTATAATCAGAGATTGGGATTTGGCCACGATAGCATACAAGTCTGTGACGTGTACAC